ACTGAATATCAAACTAGTGACTTGGAGGAAACTGAATCAATTGATGAAATTTTCGGTGGTAAAAAAGTATCTTCCGGTCCAGCACAGCATAGTCTCGGCGGTATGCCATACAAGAGACAAGCACATGCTGACTTAATGAAAAAGAAGCATGGTGTTGAAACAAAGTTTCACGGTGGAGTAAGTGGTGATGAGCTAAGTTATCATGGTCCTGTTAAAAAAGTGAAAGCAGCTCTTGCTACTCACTATGGCGGTGATCATGATGAAGCTAAATTCAATCATCCGCACATTTATGGTGCAAAGAAAGAATCATTAAACTACACTGGAGATGAGGACATCATGGAAATGAACGGTTCTGACGAAGAAGCTTCGGTAAAGAGTGCAGATGCTGCTAGTGATGCTAGTGGTTCAGCTCCAAAGCGTAAAGGTGACAACACTACACAAGATCCAATGCCTAAGACTAAAGCAGCTCTTATGGCAGGTATGATGGCTAAATTGCAAAAGATGGATAAGAAATCTTTGCAAGCCATGTACAAAATGGAAGGTGTTGAAGTTGACGAAGATGGTGAAGTAATTTCTGAAGCTCCAAAAGCTGATGTAACTTACGAAGCTAATTTCGAAGAAGACCTAAATGCTCTTGTAGCTGAGGAAGCAACTCTTTCCGACGAATTCAAAGCAAAAGCAGAAACAATCTTTGAAGCTGCTATTAAATCTAAGCTATCGAGTGAAATCGATCGTTTGGAAGAAAAGTACAACGAAGAACTTTCTGAAGAAATCTCAACAACCAAAGCTGATCTTGTAGAAAAGGTAGATTCCTATCTTAACTATGTTGTAGAACAGTGGATGGAAGACAACAAGGTAGCTGTACAAGCTGGCCTTCGCACCGAGATCGCCGAAAAGTTCATGAACAGCTTGAAAGATCTGTTCGTTGAATCTTATATCGACGTACCAGAGTCCAAAGTTGACCTAGTTGACGAACTTGCTGAAGAAGTTGATGAGCTTGAAACCAAGCTTAACGAATCAACTGGCAAGATCATCGAAATGACCGAGGAACTAGAGAACTTTAAGCGTAACGAAGTAATTCGTGAAGCATCAAAAGATCTCGCTGAAACTCAAATCGAAAAACTTAAGAATCTTGTAGCAGATATCGACTTCTCAGACGATTTTGCTAAGAAAGTCGCTACTGTAAAAGAATCTTACTTTAACAAACCGGCAACAACTGAAGTCGTTACCGAAGAAGACGAAACCTTTGAGGTTGAATCTTCTGATGTAATGGGTAAATACCTCAGTGCCATTAAAAAGCAAAATAAATCCTAAGGGAGTCCTAAAATGCAATCATACGACAATCTCGTAGAAAAGTGGGCACCGGTACTGAATGAAGAATCTGCCGGTTCCATTAAAGACGCTCATCGGAAAGCTGTTACTGCAGCAATCCTTGAGAACCAAGAAAAGGCTCTTCGTGAAGAGTCCATGCTTCACGAAACAACTGTAACTGGCGACGCTGAGCGTTGGAACCCTGTTCTGATCGCACTCGTACGTCGTGCTATGCCTAACCTCGTAGCATACGACATCGCTGGTGTTCAGCCAATGTCTGGTCCAACTGGTCTGATCTTCGCAATGAAGTCAACCTTCCAGAAGACCAAAGCTGGTGTATCAAACGGCGACGAAGCTCTCTTCAACGAAGCTCCAGTCGGTTACTCCGGTGACTCAAGCACAACTGGTAACGGCACTCGCGGATCTTCCGGTCTTGCTGGTACATTGGACGGCGACAATGACTCAACAATCATTGACTCCGAATCAACTCACGTACCATACGCTGGTGACGCATACACCGCTGCTGAAGGCGAAGTATTGGGTGGTTCTGGTCAAGAAGAACTTGCTCCAATGGGCTTCACCATCGAGAAGGCAACTGTTACTGCTAAGACACGTGCTCTTCGCGCTAACTACACCCTCGAACTTGCTCAGGATCTGAAAGCTATCCACGGTCTGGACGCTGAAACAGAACTAGCAAACATCCTTTCAACTGAAATCCTGGCTGAAATCAACCGCGAAGTTGTTCGTACGATCAACCGTCAAGCTAAGATTGGTGCTCGCCAGACTTCTAACCAGACACTTGGTATCTTCGATCTGGCAACAGACGCTGATGGCCGCTGGTCAGTTGAAAAGTACAAAGGCATGATCATGCAGATCGAGCGTGAAGCTAACGTAATCGCGAAAGAAACACGTCGCGGTAAAGGTAACTTCATCCTCTGCTCTTCAGACGTTGCTGCTGCTCTTAACGCAGCTGGCATGTTGGACTACACTCCAGCTCTGTCAAGCAGCCTGAACGTAGACGATACCGGCAACACCTTCGCTGGTACTCTGAACGGCCGCATTAAGGTCTACATCGATCCTTACTCATCACGTGACTACATCAACGTCGGTTATAAGGGTACTAACCCATACGACGCTGGTGTGTTCTACTGCCCATACGTTCCATTGACGATGGTTAAAGCAGTTGGTGAGGAAGACTTCCAGCCACGGATCGGGTTCAAGACTCGTTATGGCATGGTATCCAACCCATTCGTTGGTGCTACTCCATCAGACGGTCTTGCTTCAGATCGCACAAACCAGTATTACAGAATCTTTGCGGTTAATAACATCCTTTCATAGGACCAAAAAGCTAAAAACAATCGTAAAAGTAATACGCGAAAACACTGGGCCATCTTCGGATGGCCCTTTCTTTTCATATAAATAGAATCATGGCAGAACTTACTACAAATATTAACTATATTCAACCCACGTCGTTTAAGCTAACGATCGATCGGAAGAATTATCCAAACTTAGAATACTTTTGTCAGTCAGTGAATCATCCTAGTATGACATTGAATCCGGCAGAAGTACCTTTTAGAAAACTTACTCGTGTTCCAATTCCTGGTGGTACACTTGATTACGGTGAATTTACAGCAAACATTATTCTTGATGAAGAAATGAATGCTTATACCGAAATGCACGATTGGATGCGTCGAATTGTTGACAATCCTCTTGTTGGAGCTTTAGATAGAGATGGTAGTACCATCAACTCAGTTGCTGATATTACGTTGTCTATTCTATCAAGCTCAAACACAGTAATTAAACAAATACGATACACAGATGCTATGCCTGTTACTCTAGGAGATATCGCGTTTGAGGCAACAGCATCTGGTACAGAATTTATTGTTTGTCCTATTTCATTTAGATTTACGCTTTTTGAACTAGTATAGATAATCCTATATGATGGAGATTGATTATGATTGACTTGAAAGAAGTCCTTGCTCAATGGAGTGAGGATAGTAAAATTAGTATGCACCTTGATGAAGATTCTAGAAATACACCTCTCTTACATGCGAAATATCTTGAGAAACTTTCAAATGCTAAACTGCTTTTGAAGAGAGCCGAGTTTTCTCAAAAGACATTGCTTAAACAAAAGTGGGAGTGGTATAACGGAAAAATGGATCAAGCAACGGTTGAATCACTTGGTTGGGATCCCGATCCGTTTAACGGTTTAAAAGTGATGAAAGGTGATATGGAATATTACTATGATTCAGATCCAGAGATTCAAAAGTCAGAAGAGAAAATTCAGTATTATAAAACACTGGTAGAAACACTTACAGAAATAGTCTCTAATATTAACTGGAGACATCAAACAATTGGAAATATTATCAAGTGGAAGCAGTTCGAATCCGGAAGCTAAATTGCGCTAATCTACACGTTGAGTGTGATTATGGACAAGCCGAAGAGCTAAACGAGTTTTTCTCATTTTTCGTTCCAGGCTATAAATTCATGCCAGCTTTCAAGAGAAGAGTATGGGATGGAAAGATTCGTCTGTTTGATAAAAGATCTGGCGAATTGCCAGCCGGGTTGATATATCATCTTGTTCAATTCTTAGAATCACGTGGTTATAACTATGAAGCTGTTCGTACACTTTATGGTATGCCTTATTCTGAAGACGTTATTGACGCAAAAGAATTATCCACATTTATTTCTAAGTTAAATCTTCCACATACAATGAGAGACTATCAATTCCTTGCCGTTATTGAAGGATTAAAAAGACAAAGAGGTGTACTCTTATCTCCTACTGGTTCTGGTAAATCTCTTATCATATATGTGTTATTATCATATTACTTGGGTATGTTAAGAGGTACTAGTGATAAAAAGGTATTAGTTATCGTACCAACAACTTCTCTTGTTGAACAGATGACAAACGACTTTGAAGAATATAATATGCCAAAAGGTTTGGCTCACAAGATCTATTCCGGTAAAGATAAAGACACAAAGTCTCCTATTATTGTTTCAACGTGGCAGTCAATCTATAAACTTCCAAAAGCTTGGTTCGAACAATTCGGTATGATTATCGGTGATGAGTGTCATGGATTTAAATCTAAATCGCTTATGAATATTATGAATAAAGCTACTGAAGCTGTCTATAGATATGGAACTACTGGAACGCTTGACGGTACGCAAACACATGAGCTAGTTTTACAAGGCTTATTTGGTAAGATATATAAAGTAACGACGACGAAAAAATTACAGGATAACGATACACTAGCTCCTCTTGAAATAAATAGATTAGTATTAAATTATCCAATAGAATATAGAAAAGCTTTTGGGAAAAAAACATATCAAGAAGAGATTGAAGAAATTGTAACAAACGAAAAGCGTAACAAGTTTATTACAAATCTATCACTAGACTTAAATGGTAATACACTTGTTCTCTTTAATTATGTAGAAAAACATGGCAAGCCTCTCTTTCAATCGATACAAGACAAAGCTGATGAAGGCAGAAAAGTTTTCTTTGTATCAGGCGACGTAGCTACAACAGATAGAGAAGCCATTCGTGGAATAGTGGAGAAACAGAAAAATGCTATTATCGTTGCTAGCCTTGGAACTTTTAGTACTGGCATCAATATACGAAACTTACACAACATTGTATTTGCCTCACCGTCCAAATCACAGATTCGTGTTTTACAGTCCATTGGTCGCGGTCTTCGTAAAAGCGACGATGGGTCGACGACTAAATTATACGATGTTATAGATAATATTAGTACTGATAGTCAAAAGAACTTTGCGTGGTTACATGGAAATGAACGTCTTAAGATATATCAGAAAGAGCAATTTAACTGTAAAACATATAATATTGAGCTATGACCTATAAACATATAAAATTAACTAATGGCGAAGAATTCATTGCGAACGTTTTGGATGTTCAAGAAGATGAAGGCGTAATTATTATGTCAGAAGCTCTCAAGATTGTAGAGGCAGAAAATTTAGACGAAGGATATAGTTACTTTGCTTTTCGTCCACTCATGTCTTTTACAGAAAACACTGATAAACTTCAAATTCTTAATCTAGCTCATATAGTTGTTGAGACTACTCCGTCTGAAAATATTATGAGACACTACCATAACACCTTAAATAAGATGAAACGATATTCTAAAGGTGGATTAACTATGGAAGAACTAGAAGAGTCAAGTGACGAAGATTTCGAAAAGTATATGAAATTGCTTGAAGCGATGGAAGAAGAAATGGAAAAACCAGAAAAAGATCCGCGCGGAGATAATATAGTAAAATTTAGACGACCAAAGGATACATTTCACTAATGTCTTTTTTAGTAGCACCATTACCTCCAATTAACGTATATGTTCGTAAAGAATTCTTATACGATCATCAAAAAGGTCATGGTGAATTTACACCTGG